TCGTCGTCGTGCTCGCTTATGGCGCTGACGTCTCGCATCTCATCGAGGTCGAGCGTTGTTGGCACTTCTTTGACGATGGTTCGGTACTCGACCTGCGTTTCTGTAGCGGTGGGTGCTGCGTTTTGGTCGCCCAGGCTGCCGACGATGAAGCCGGCTACTGCTGCGATTACTGCGACGGTAAGCGTTCTCATGCTGCCTCTCCTGACGGTCGGTTCCATGGCAGTGAAGCAAGCAGATCAGCAGGCGGGTCTGTCCATTCGGACGGGTCTTTCTCTTCTAGTTCTAATGGTTCTAGTTCTCGCACCGTTTGAGTCGCTAGGGGTCGCACCGTTTGAGTCCCTACCCTCGCACCGTTTGAGTCCCTACCCCGGGGCTTCTTAGGTGCCAGTGTTTCCTGCCTCGCGACGACCTCGTGGACGACGTACAGGTTCGTCTCGCCCTCCTGGTTCTTCCGCTTGTGCTTCTCGAGGAAGCCGGCAGCAACGAGTCGTGTGACGGCCCTGTCGACGGTCTTGATGTCGCAGCGTGCCTGCTGGGCCACAGTCGACCTCGAGGGCCATGCCTCGCCGGAGGTGACGTCGGCGTAGCGGGCGATGGTCGCGTAGACGAGGACGTCGTGAGCGGTGAGCGTCTCGTCCTCGAGGACCGCCCACGGCATGATGACGAACGGCATGCGCCGGCCTCTCCTGGCCTCGCTCATGGCGCGGGCTTCCGGTTGATGCCGTAGAACTCGGCGATGCGATCTAGCCCGAGCTCGGCAGCGTCATGCTGCGCTGCGGCCTCCTGACGTTCCTGCTCGTAGGGGGTGAGCTCGTCAGGCTGGTTGGCGTTGAGGGCGCGGGCCTGGACGACGGCTGCGACGAAGTAGCCGACCTGGCTCTGGAACCGGGCCAGCTGGACGGCGTGGTTGCTGACCTCCTTTTCGAGCTTCGTGACGGCCTGCTGAAGTTGCCAGAGGCTGCCCTTCGTCGTCGTCTGGTCTGCTTGGCGTGCGGCCTTGTGGACGCCGACCATGCCGGTGCGGATGTAGCGTGCGTCGATCCAGCCGGACAGCTCGACCTTGAGATGCCGCCATTCCTGCGTCCACTCGCCACCGATTTCTGTGAAGTTGCCCATCACCACTCTCCTTCTGCGAGCGTCTGAGATGCGTTCTGCGGGGCGCTGCCCTTGGGGGATGCCGCCCTACCAGCCGTGCGGCTTCCGCCGTTCTGAGGAGCTCCTGAGCGCGCCTGGGCGGACCTGACCTCCTCAGCGGACGCGATGGACTTGTTGGTGGCGATGCCGATGGCCGCCAGCGCCCTTCCCCAGGCGCTGGTCTCGGCGACCATCAGCTCCGAGCCGCGGGTGTAGGGGGTGCGGCCCGGTACCGGCTCCCACGCGAGACCAACGCCAGGAGCCGGGTCGTCTGGGGTTCGGTACGCGCAGGCGCCGTACACGATCCACTTGGTGTCGCCCTCGCCGAGGACGCGGTAGGGCTCGTCAGGCCACAGGGGCCGGAGGCTGCCTTCCGGATACTTGGCGATGAACGCGGCGATGCGTTCGTTGACGGGGATGTAGTCCTCTGCGAAGCCGCTCATGCGACGAGCCTCCTCAGCTGCAGTTTTGCGTCCTCGATGGCGAGCCGGTAGCGGCGTTGCGCGTCGTAGTCGGTCAGGTCGGGCAGACCGTCGACCGAGTCGATGGCGTGGAAGTATTCGATGGCAGCGGTTTCGACGGCCTCGAGGTGGGCGATACGGTCAGGAGTTAGTTCGGTCACGGTGGATGGCCTCCTCGGCCGCGCGCCTCAGTGCGGCCATGTCGCGGGCGAACGCTTCGGCCTCCCACTGCCGGCGGTCGCGCTTCTCGAGTGCCAGCAGCACGCCGAGCACTCCCCAGACGGTGAACAGCATCCCGGCGCTGATGCCGAGTCCCCACAGCAGGTAGTTCATGTTCTCTCCTATCGGTAGTTCCGGATGGTCGTGACCTGGGCGAGCCAGGGCGACAGTGCGCGTATCACCTCCTCCTGCTCGTCGTCATCCCACTTGCCTACGAGGTGGGTCATGTGGATGATGTGGTGCAGCAGCTCGTGCATGCAGATCTCGTGACGGCGGGACGGGCCGAGGTCCGACCGGACGCGGATGACGCCCCGGTTCACGTCCGAGTCGCCGACGACGCCCGCCTCGGCGAGCTCGAGGTCGGTCTCGGCGTCCTGGTACACGGCGATGGAGTACTGGCCGAGGCTCAGGAAGCAGTCAGAGTATGGCGTAGTCACGCCAGCCACCCCCTTCGCAGACGAACGTGAGTGTGCCACAGGCGGTGGTCGGGCCGCCTTGTTCCTCGAACCAGCGGGACCCGCCGTCGTTCGACGGGCAGCCCATAATGGTGCGCGGGCCGTCCTGAAGCAGCTGCGCATGATGCCAGTGGGCATACACGAGCAGCGACGAGTCGCCCGCGGGGTGCATGGCGGCCATCTTGCCCTGCCACCACGACCGGGCCTTTGCGAGGGGCAGGCCGGAGCCGCCGAACTGGTGGCCGTGCGCCCACGTCACGATGGTGCCGGCCACGTCCAGCGTGACGGTCATGTCGCCGCTCGGGATGACGAACGAGACGTGCTGGTAGGCGTCGGGGTTGGCCTGCAGTATCTCGGCAGCCTGCTCGAACACCTCGAGGTCGGCGTTGTCGTCGAAAGTCGTGTACGAGCGGCCGTTCTTACGGTTCTCGCCGTGGTTGCCAGGCACTGCCAGGACGACCATGCGTGCGGGCAGTTTGGCCCAGTCGGCGAGCATCTCGACGAGCATGCGCCGGACGAGCTTCACCTGCTGGCGGCGGTCGAGTTCGACGCCGAACGTCTGCTGGGCGTAGTGGCCGTCGCACCCCTCGACGAGGTCGCCCATGCCGGCCACCACGATCTGGGAGACGGGCCTGCCGGCCTTGGCGAGTTCTCGGACGCGGGCCGGTACGGCAGCCTTGAGGTGCAGGAGCCGGCCGATGAGGGCCTCGTAGCCGCCGTGGTCGGGCTTGCCGGCCTGCCAGTCGGCCAGGCACACGACGAGGGCGCGCTCCTCGAGCACCTCGGTCGGTGCCTTGGGCCGGCGCCGCTTGATCTCCTTGATGAGCGCTTCGACGTCGGGCTTCTCGTGGCCGGACGCTGGCCGGACGACCGCCCGGTAGTAAAACAGGCGCTTCTCGTGGTTGTCCCACGAGCGAACCTGTACCGGCTGGGACTCGTCGACCTCCCACGCCTTCGGGTCGAGGCCGAGGTTCCACAGGATGTGTGACCAGTCTTGGGGCGGAGTCGACACGTCTGTGACCGTGGTGATCGTGCCGGCGGCGGTGTCGATGCCGGGCTCCCAGCCCTTCGGGTGGGCGCGGACAGGACGGCGTGCGTCCTCGATGTCGCGCTGGGTGTCGAGGAACTCAGTCGACATAGCGGCGCCGGAAGTGTCCGACCTGCTGGTACGAGACGTCGTGGCCCCACCGCTTCAGCACCGTGCTGATCGTCTGATGACTGATCTCGCGGTTGTGAAGCGCCCGGTCAAGCGCGTCGCGACGTTCGTCGTCGAGCAGCGGGATTATCCGGTCCCACCATCCGGGATAGCCGTGCTTCTGTTCTGACTGCACCTGCTCGAACTCATCCACGAGGCCTCCCCAGGTCTCAGACGCTGGGAGTATTACCCCCCGGACGGCGGGAGTCAACGATGACCGACAGCAGTGTCCGCAGGGCGCTGATCTCGGCGTGCAGGTTGCGGTTCTCCCGCTCGAGCTGCGACAGCTTCTCGTCCATCTTCGTGAGCCGTGCGGACATCCGCCAGGCGGCTGCGCCGATGGTCGCGAACGGTGCGACGTAGGCGAGGACCATCTCGACCTCGGTCATCGCCGCATCCCCTTGGCGAGCAGGTCGGTCCACTCGCGGTGGCTGAGCGCGTCGAGGTTGTCGGGCTCGTCGTCCGGCTCGCCCGGAACAGGGCCCGAGGACAGGCCGGCGGCGAGGGCGTTGATCGTTGGCATGACGGCGTACAGGTTGCGTCCGGGGCAGGCGGTCTCGCCAACCTCACGGTGTGCCGTGTACGCGGACGGTCCCCAGGTGCCGCCGTGCCAGTCGGCAAACTCGGCCAGGTCGTCGATGGCGTGCGGTGGAAGTGGGTCGACGTCGTAGTTGCCGAGGACGCAGATCGCGTGGCCCTGCTGGTTGTAGCCGCGCGTGTGAGCGCCGGCGGTAGCCCACGGACGGCCTAGGTAGAACTTGCGGTCACGCGGGCTGTACAGCGCCTGGTAGGCGATGTCGCGCCAGCCCCGGGTCTCCTTGTGGAACGCTTGGATCCCGCGGACGACCTCGGGTCCACCGTCCCTGCCTGCCGAGTGATGCAAGAACAGGTACCGGACAGGTGCTGCGATGTCCTTGGCCCTGCCGGCGGCGAGTTGCGCGCCCCAGTCGATGCGGTGGACGAACTCCATCAGCCGTCCTGGCGTCGCCGGTGGGCGAGTGCGGCCTCCTTGAGCGGCACGATCGCGGCGGCCACGCCTGCCGCGACTGCGGACAGGAGTGCGGCGCCCTCGACGGCGAACGCGTAGGTGCCGGCGAGCACGCCGATGAACGCCTCGATGAACGTCCAGAAGGTGCGGTGGGCGGTGTCCATCCAGTCCATCATGGCTTCTCCGGCCAGACGACGAGGTCGGGGTCGTTGTAGTCCTGCGGGATGTCGCGCAGCTGCTGACGGTAGGCGGCCCATGCGGCGATGTCGGGCGCGGTCAGGGCGTTGTCGGCGAGCTGCGTCCAGTCGCAGGCGGCGAGACGGCGGTCACGCTCGGCACGGACGGCGTCCCACTTGACGTCGTGCTGCACCTGGACCCACTTGTCGTCGAGGGTCTTCTTGGTCGGCTTCGGACCGTCGTCGTGGAACGTCAGACCATCGTAGGTGTCGCCGTCCAGAGTTCACTCGCGACCGGGATACTCGCGGGTGAGTACGAGCGCGT